CTATTCTGTATGCCACATCTAATTGTTTCTCTGTATATAATAACATTAGACTTGTCCCAAGACGATAGCTTGTAGCTCTTTGCTACGTCTGCCCACTTGTTTAAACCATTTACTGTCTTCCATTTGTCTAGCCATTTCTTTCCAGTCATGGTTCTGACAAGCTGCTATCATCTTTACAAACCTTGAAAGCTTTGAACCGCCTAGATTAAAACACATATTAACTACGACTCTTTGTATAGGCTCCGGTAAGTTTTGAAACACATGGTCGCCACCGATAACATGGATAGCTTCCATATAATGTTTGTCAAAGTCTTCATCAAAGTACATATCAACTACTTCTTGACTGACAGGTGTACCAACTTCCCAAGTGTATTCAGGGTCGCTAGGCTGACAGAGATGTCCAACACCAAGAGTTTTATAGCCTAGACTATCTTCATAGATTGCTAAGACTTCACCTTCGTGTCGCTTTATTTCAGCTTTGCAGAGTTCTCTGTTCATTATTTACTCTTACTAAAAAATAATTTTTTAATGTTAGGAACAAAATATTTATCTTGTTGTTTAATTACATCAAATCCTGCTTGTTCCAAAAGATTAAGTAGTTGATTGTTAAAATGAGAAGTAACGACTTTTACATCTGTCATATCAATAACATTTTCATCTTTTAATTTATTATTAACCCTATTAAAATCTTTTAACAATCCTTCTAATTCTTTATCAAACTTTTTAAACTCATGAGATCTTTCTTTTACTTTTGCAAGTACATCTGATTTTAATCCTTCATTATCTGCTAAAGATTTTATAGTAATAGGTGTATCGTATTTATCTAAATTTAAAATATTTCTAGCAAATAGTTTTCCTTGATATCCATTTTTAACAGGTGTAGTTGTTACTCTCAAACCTACATTATCAATATTAAAATACTGATCAGTTAAAATATCTTTAATATCTTTACCGTTATAATTTAAATATACATCTTCTTTAACTTTAGAGTTCTTTACATTTTTTGCAATATCTCTTGAATCGTAAGTTTTTACAGTACTTTGATCTGTTCTAATCTTAAATATTTTGTCAATGTTTTTTGTTTGCTCATCAAATATGTGATGAAACTCTGTATGTTTTGTAGCAGGTAATTTACTTTTAAAAAATCTACTTAAAAATTTTGAAAATGCTTTTGATGCTACAGCTCCTCCAGCTACAAAACCTCTTCTATCTTCTTCGTCTTCTACTATAAATCCTGCAAGATCTTTAAATGTATAAGGCTGTCCTCTAACTTTTCTATCTTCAGGCTCCGGTGTAACTTGTCCAACATTAAAAACTAATCCACCTCTTTCTCTACCAATCCTAGGTTGAGCAGCGATATCTTCAGATACCAAACCAATCTCAACAAAAGCAGCTTTTAAGATCTCAAAAGTTTCTTTATCAAGTTCTCTTGCAGCCTCTTGAATCAATTTAGGTATGTCTTCACCTTCAGGAATAATCCCAGTTCTTAATATTTGATTAATAACAGGTATCTTCCTTGAGAAAGTTTCTGCGATACCTCTATTAAACTGAAATAGTTCTATCAGGTCACTAACAGCTGGACCACCTATAGACTTAGCTAACACAGAAGGAATACCTCTACCACCATACTCTATGTTTTTTCCAACTCTTAATACAGTATCAGCAACACCAGTAATACCTGTTCGTGATATACCGTTAACAAAAATTTCATCAGGGTCTTTTTCAAATTCTTTTCCTGAAGATCTAATGTTATTAAGATACATAGCAGAGGTTGTCATTAATGCAAAGGTACCAAATAGTTTTGCAGGGTTGTTTAAATCTCCTCGAGCCATTCCTCTTGTAGCTCTTTGTAATCCTTTCTTTAAAACTGTATTAGTAAAAGCAGAAGGGTAACTTAAAAATTGAAATAATATTTTAGCTTGTGGATGATTGTAAATCATTGGTTTTAAACCACTAGCTGAGCTTGGATTAAGAATAACTTCATTAGTAAATCTTGTAGCTCCTTCCATAATTTCATTATAAAAAGAATCATACACCCTACCATCAGACATTTTATCATAGCTTCTTGTAGTAGGAGTAGCTTTACCATATTTAAAAGCTCCATTTATATACCAATTAATACCGTCTTCAGGATTAATACCAAGCTCTACAAGCTGTTCTCTAATTCTCAATTCTTCACTAGCTTTTAAAGGTTTGTATTGTGATTCTTCCAGAGCTAGTCTGTTTATTCTGTTCTCATAATCTGATAAGCTTTCATCCTGCATCTTCTTAAATTTAGCATGATTCTTTTCATGATTAACAATAAACGTTCTAAACTCATCTACTGTTTTAAATGAGTCTTCAGGTAAAGCAGTAACTCCAGCTACTTTAGGTTTTGTCCAAGCCTTATCATTAAATCGAGTTAATAGTTCATCTTCATCAATAAAAATAGTATTATTATCTCTATTGTATTTTGCCCAGCCCCCAACGTCTTTACCTTTTTGGAATTTAAAACTTTTAATTTCAGGAACAAAATCAGAAGTAATTTGTTTGTTTAGTGCTAACTTTCTAATATTATCATTTATAATTCTTTTACCAATTAAATAAGAAGTACGTTCAACACTAGCTGTCCAGTCTCTTAATAAATTAAATTTATAGAAAGCATCTTGAAGCTTGTAAATTTCAGGACCTTTACCAAGAAACTTAGTTTCAATTAAACCTTCACCACTAAGAGATACTGCTCTTTCTCTTGCGGTTTGATCGGTAGCAAAACCAAAGATTCTCATTTCTCTAAAAATTTCATCTTCATTTAAACCGAGCTTTCTTAGCTCATCCACTTGTTGACCAAACAACAGCTTGGCTTTATCAACCATAGTATCTCTAAGTTCTTTTACAGGTCTACCTACTTCTCCAGCATACTGAGATAAACTAGCTCTAGTGAATGGTAAAGCTAACTCAGTTAAACTAGAAACAGTTGCTAATGGAAGATATGCAGTGGCGTTTAAAAACTGTAAATGGGGGACAACTTGTTCAGCAATAAAACCAGTGCCTTTCAATCCTTTACCAGTTGTATACATATAAAGTTTATTAAGATATTCTCTATCTTTTTTAGATAAACTCAAAGGATTTTCTCTTTCAATAAATCTTCCTTGTTCATCTTTAAGTAGATTACCTTTATTATCTAATTTATATCTAAGTTCATTTTGTATTTGATCAACAAATCTAGTTTGAAAATCATCCATGTTATAACCTAGTCTTTCTGTTCTTACAATAACTGGAATAGCACGATTAAAATAGTTAGAAAATGCATTCATAACATCTCCTTCAATAAAGCCATTATCAATTAAAAACTCATCGTCTAATTTTTCAAAAGCTCTTCCAGTAAAATTACCTCTACCTCCACTAATTGTTCTTGCAAAAGACAAGTCAACATTAGCCATGTCTATTAAATCATCATAAACTTTAAAAGCTTTTTTATCTTCAATCTCTTGAATAAGATCTTTATAAGTTTCTCTTATGTATCGACCAAAGCTATTGCGTTGTTCTTCAACTACTTTATCTTGTAAGCCCATAAATGGTCTCATTACTCGAGCACCTGTTTCCTGATCAATAAAAGGAACTAAAATATTTTTAGCTAAGTCTGGTCTTTCTGTTAGCTCATCTACAATATCTTGTACTGTAGTAGCTACTTGTCCACTATCTTTTAATTCTTTAATAAATATATCTTTCTTTTCAATTAAAGCATCCCTATTATAATATCTAGGAAAATGCTCTTTTAAATAAGGAACATTTAAACCAGCATCTCTAGCATCAGCATAAATATCATTATCTAATTCTCTTAATTTTTTAGCAACATCTAATATTACTTTATCTATTTTAGCATCGTTTGTTCCATAAGTATTTCTTCCTAACAAAGCTTGACGAAGCTGTTCATTTTTATCAGGACTTAAACTAAATTTTCTAGAAAAAATACTTTCATCAACATCAAAGATAGGCTGAATAATTTCCATAAACTTTTGTCTAAGAAGACCTCTTCGTCTTTCTATTTCTGTACCAAAATCTAAACCTTTTGTCAGCTCTGGTAAATCAAAAAATCTTTGAGCCTCATCTTTCTTTAATTCTAATAATAATTTTTTAGCTGTTGGAGCTTGCTTAGCTAAACCTCTAATAGGTGCAGTAGCTCTAGAAAAAGTTAAAAATCCTAGATCGTCCCCTACCAATCTACTTAAGGTTCTTTGAAATTGAAAAGCTTTATCAGTAATATCATCACGAATAAAATCTTCGTTTTCATAATTATTTATTTTTTGTTTATAATCATTTAATAATTTATTTTGATATTTTTCTAATCCAACAACTTTACTTCCAGCTTCTACTACAGGTCCTGCAATAGCTCCAATAGCTTTCCCTGCACCTGTTAATCCAGTTGGAAATACCTGACCTAATGTTGTTCCCACTGGTACCATTGCAGCTGTTTGTAAAGGATTATAAGCTTCTTTCATATCAGTGGCTATTTGTGTACCTTGCCTAGCTACATCTCCTAATCCAATATGAGCTAAGCCTTCATAAGTACTAATCATAGTAGATGTACCTAATAATCTTGCAGCATCATCTTCAAGATTTAAAAGTCTACCAAACTGCTGTCCGGTATTTCTAAGATTTTTAGGGGTAGGAACAACTGAAGACTTTGCAAAACTTTTAAGACTTGATTTTAAAGCTTGGGCTGTAGATTGACGAGCAGCAAAAGAAGCTGCTGTACCGACTCCACCTGTAAAGATACCTGCCAAGACTCCTAAGATATTTGCTGGGTCAGAAACAATATCTAAAGCAGCATCTTTAACCAACTCCATACCTTGTCCAAAGCTTCCAATAGAAGCATTGTCAAAAGCAGATCTTAAATATGCATAACGTTTTTTATTAGCTTCAGAAAAATTAGTAGCATCTGCCCATCTTTTAAAACCTTTGGTAAGATTAAAGTCTTCATCTCGCATGTATTCAAATATATCATCGCCAGACTCACCAATAGATCTTAAAAAATCAGAAGCTATTTGTTGAAATTGTTTATCTTGTTCAAGATCATTTAAAGATTTTTTATAACTACCTTTACCTAAATCAGACTGTAAAGTTTGTAAAGCTTGATCAAGGTTAACTCCTTGCTTTTGTGTATCAGGTTTAGCACCTAAGTAATCATCAAGATTAGATGAAACTGTAGGTCTGGTAGTGGTAGGTGTAGTAGCACCAAAGATATCTTCGTAATTAATTGGCATAAAAACTAATGTTTAAATGTATGTTCCTGATTGAACAGCGTTTATAAGTTCGTCTAATTCTCTATCTGAAATATTTTTTGGAGTAGCTCCTTCCCATCTTTTACGTATCATACCACGTATTTTAGCAGGAGAAGCATCTTTACCAGCAGCTCTAATAGTATCGTTCATATACCATACAAATAATTTATCTTGTACTTCAGGAGTAAATAAAGTGTCTCCAGTTATTCCAACATCTTCAAAACCACCACGATCTTTAATGTCTCTTAAAGTTGTACCAACAAACTGATATTTACCTACCGGTGTATGTATTTCCTTTTTTGTACTTTGACCTTTAGACCACTTAGCATATGGACCATCAAGTCTTACAAAATCTAAAACTTCATCCATAGTACTTTCAGTTGCTTTAAAATCTTTAAACTGATTTCGTTGTGATTGTTTCCAAAGAGCATCAGGATTATCAGAGCTTTCAGCCATAGTAAGTTTGTTAGTAACTCCTACACCTGTGTTTTGAGGTCTAGATAATAAAGAGGGTTGTAACAACTTAGGATCTACATAATCGCTAGGCTTATTTTGTTCTAATTTAAGTTGTTCTCTAAGTTCAACTTGCTTAGCTCTTAAGTCTTGAATATCTTGTTGTGTTAAAACATCTCGTCTGAAGTTTAGCTGACGTTCAATAGCTTCTAATTCTTTTTCTATGTTTTTTTCTTGGTTTATATAAAAAGCTGAGCCTCTAATTAAATTTTTCAAAGATCTTTCAATATCTGTTTTTCTTTTAGTTAGTCTTTGAATATCTCTAGTAGTTAAATTAGTAGGATCTTCTAAGTCAGCATTAATTTCTTGTAAACTTTCATTTAAAGAATCATGTCTCTTTTGTTGATCTCTAGTAAAGCTATTATAAACATCATCACTTGCTACAAGAGGAAGTGCTTCAGCAACTACTTCAGGCTCTTCTTTAGTTAAATCTGGAGCTGTTGTTTGTGTTCCTGTAGGTCTTGGAGGTCCTATTAGTTCTTGTGTACTAGAAGGAGCAGGAATATTCTCAGCTATTTCATCATTAGAAACTTTTGGAAGATAATCTAAAAGTTCTTGAATACTAGTAGTAGGTGTAGCAACTTCAATAGAGTTTAACATTTCACCCATTGCAAAACTACTTTCTCTTAATTTTTGAATAGTATTAATGTTTGGATTTTGTTTAACTACTTCATCAATAATTACCGCAGCATTTGTCAACATTACATTCTTAGCTTCTTCATCGTCTGTGTTATTCATAAATGTTTCTTGCGATAAATTAAAAGTATTTAAAGCTTTTTCTAATTGTAACTGTTTAGGATTATATTGCTGATTATCCTGTAAAGATTTATTAAAGTTTAATTGTTTAAATGCTACATCAGAGTTAGGCTTTAAAACTAACTCATCATCTACTATTTCTAAATTATCTACTAAGTTTAGTAAACGACCATTAATTTCTTTATTTCGATCATTACCAGAAAGCCCTGCTTTATCCACATCATAAATAGTCATACCTACAATATTATTAAACTCATCTAAAATACTTTGATGTACGTAAGTTGGAGAAGTTCCTTTAGTCATTTGAAACAGTTCATCTAATACTTTTTTTCTAGCTTTAGTAGTTATATCTAAACTTTCAGCACGGTCTCCAAAAGTATTTGATAACCAAGCATCATCGGTAAGAAATGGCTTGATACTTTTTAATCTATTTTCAGCTTGAATAACATAAGCATCTTTTTCATCTTCACTTAATAACATATATCCTTTTGCAGTATTTTGTAAAACATTAGGATTATTTTTAATAAAGTTTTTACCTTCAGTAGTTGTCATTAGCTGAGCAGCAAGTACATCACTAATTGTGCCTTCACCTTGTAAAGCTAATTGACCATAAGAAATAGGAGCTTTAGAAACTAAATCAACATCTAATCCAAAATTATCTTTTACTTTAGCTTGAATAACAGCGTTGTCTGCTCCGTTTTGTTTAGCTGTATCAATATATTTTGTAACCGCAGCAATTTCATCGTATCTAAAGTTTCTATTAAAAGGTCTTGTAGCTTCGTTCCATACATCTGTAACATTAAAAGTTTCATTGTTTTCATATTTTTCTTTTATAAGCTTATCAAATCTAGCCTCTATTTTATCTGAATCAGCATATATTCTAGCTGTTTTAGAAATCAAAGGAGTTATTTGACCTTTTAAATTTCTAAACTGAAGGTTATCATCTTGTAAAATATTTTGAGCAACTACGTTATCAATCTCTTTTTGTGATACATTTGTTTTAGTATTACCAGCTAAAATACTTTGTCTTGTTGATAAAGATTTAGCAACCGCTGAGTTTTCTTCAAAGATTAAATTATAATTGTTTTGAATTAAATCTCTTGCGTCTTGATCTTTACCAGTAATAAGACCAATAGCACCTATTGTAGGTTTAGTATCTCTTAATGCTGTTAATTCAGCAGTTCTTGTTGTTACAAAGTTATCATTATACTTATCAAAACTTTTATCGTTTTCCCATAAATCTTTGTATCTATTTTTTTCAACTTCAAAACTATTCTTATAAGTCTTATGTTGTTGAGGATTAATTAACCCAGTTGCTAAAGCTTTATCTAAATCTGATAAGCTAGTAATCTTTAAAGATGCTATTTCAGGATTATTAAAAGCTCTAGAAGCTGCTTGATAAGACCAAATATTTTCAGCAGTTCCGTATTTACTTAAAAGAGCTTCTCTTTCTTTTTGAATTTCATTAGCACTAGCTAAATTAGCAACAGTCTTAATACTATCATTAAGATTATTAAGTTGCATAGTTTGTAAATTATATTCAGCATTAGCTTTCATTTCACCAAAAGTAAGCCCTAAAAGATCTTTAACTAATTGTTCATTTTTTTGTTTTTCTTGATCTTTACGAAATCTGTCATATTGCTGATTTTTCCATGTTCTATTCTGCTGCATTTTATATTCAGCATATTCAATAGAGTTCATTTGATTTACATCTTTAGTCATTTTAATCCCTGCCTAGTAAGCTTTTAATTTCTTCGGTTTTAACTTCTTCTAGTTCTTCTTTAATTTCTGGTTTTAATTTGGAAGCTACGTTTTGCATTCCTTTTAATTCATTGCCCTGCTTAGAAGTTTTATAAGCACTTCCAAGTCCTTGCATAGCACTATTAACATCTTTTACTTGATCTTCATCTAGATCATCTAGTTCTGTTTCATCATCGTCTAATTCATATTCAACATCAACTCTTTCTGCCATAGCCATAATTAAAAATAATAAAGGCTCATAACAAAGCATCATTAAGTCAGGGTTAATTTTACCTTCAGTAAAAGAAGCATATAAAATCATTTGAGCTAATGTATCTACAGTTTGACCTCTGCTTAAAAGCTTCATCATTTCTGTATATGTTTCAGGTTGTAAAAGTTTATCAGCAAAGTACATCATTGCTTCATCAACTTTAACAAACTCAGGTGGTCTTTCCCATCTATAAGGCTGTTCAGGGCTGTCAGTTAAAGATTGACCCGGAATAGGACCATCAAAAAAATTAACGTTATTTAAAGCTTCTGGATTTATTTCTTTATTAAAAGTAGGCTTTTTCATATTTCTAGTCCTTTAAATACACCTTGAATAGTTTCATCAGATACTTGAGGCTGTAGTGTACTGTAGTCATAAGTAGTACCATACAGATCGTATGTGTCAATATTTGCTGGATGGAAACCAAAACCACTACCTACATTCTGAAAGAAATTACTTGTATCTTGAGACCATGTGGTATTAGCTCCCATACTGCTTATAGGTCTAGTATTAATTTTACTTACCTCCATTTGTGCTAATCCAGCAGCATATGGATTATAACCCGGCTGGTATGGTATCTCAGGGTCTCTTAAATAACCATCAATTAAATTAGTAGTTTGCCAAATAGTTCCTACTCGTGTATTACCAAGAAATCCGGGAAGAGGAGAATCTGAACCTAAAAACTTTTGAGAAACATCGTTAGGTGTTAATTGCCACATACCATCATAAAACTTTTTAGCATCGTCTAAAGTAACATTACTCCAGTCTATATCGCCACTACCAAGCTTACCTAGTTTTCTAGAGAAAGGATCGGTTGGTATATCAACTTTAATATCAGGACGAGCACCAAGTAATGAAGTTTTTGTATCAATTTTAGGTTTAATAAGTTCTGAGATGTCAGCATCAATAGGAATACTTCCTTGAGCATCCACACCAAAAACATTGACAGGGTCTTTATAAAAAGTATCTCTAATAATAGATTCAGAACCGATTGCAGATCTTTGATTAATTAAAAAATTATCTACTGAAGCACCTTTAAATTTAGGATCAATAATATCATTAAGCGGAATATCCTTTCTCATTAATGGGCTATTAGCTAAATTAGCATCTGTAGTTTTAATATCTTGTAAAAGTGTTCTAGTGTCATCAGACATTGGAACAGCATCGCCGGGTTGGAAAGTTACTTGAGGAGCTTGAAAAGCTCTTTCAATTCCAAGCTTATCAGCTACAAAGTTATGAGCATCTTTAAATAAGTTAGTAGCGTTTTGTACTAAACTTTTTGTAGGACCAAAAGCATTTAAACCTCTCATCATAGCTTTAGCAGGACTTAAAACAATATCTCCTACAGTACTAGCCATCTTATGTAAAGTTTGAGCTGCTTGTCCAATAAATGATTGTGCAGGTGCAGCTGCTCCTAATCCAGACCACCAAGCTCCAAGATAAGGCATAGCAAACATAAGAGCCATAGAACCTAAAGGTCCAAGCTTGCCTAATACTTTACTAATACCTAATTTATCTAAAGCTTTAGAAAAAACTTTTCCAACTTTTTTAACAGCTTTTTTAACTTGTTTAAACTTTTTTCTTAAAAATCCCATTATATTATCCTGTAAATGTTTTTAATACAGCTAAAGCTGAGCTTAAGTTTGTAGACCAGTTCTTTCCTTCGTATGAACCACCTTCATTTCCAAGAGCTGCAATAGCAATGGATACTTTTCTTTGTAGTTCATTTTCAGTTCTTTGGAAATCAAAACTAGCTTGGTCTCTTAGCTCTTGCCAAAGAAACGCTTGAGCTTGAGAAGATAGTGCAAAAGCATTTTGAGCATTCTTTTGATTCACTGCATTAATAGCAGCAGTATCAGCTAAGTTTGCTTTACGTCTCCATTCAATATTAGCTTGTTCAATTGCTTGAGCATTAGCTACATTAAATTTCTGTCTATCAAATTCTCTTTGAGCATTAAAAGTATTTATCTGATTTGTCATTGCTGCATTAGCTTTTTCAAAGTCAGCCTGTACTTGAAACTCTAAAGCTTGTCTAGCATTAATTTGCTGTGTATTAAACTGAGCCATGCTATTAGCTTGAGTCGCATTAAATTGTTGTATTTGTGTATTTAAACCAGCCATGAACTGCTGTGTTTGATTTTCACTAGCAGCATTAAATTGTCTTGCAGCATTCTGAGCAGCTTGATTAGACAATAGTCTTTGTTGTTCTTGTTGAGCTGTTAATACATTAGCTTGTTGTTGTAGATTTAAATTTGTTAAATCCATTTGTAAAAAAGCTTGAGCATTTTGTATCTGAGCTTTCTGATAAAAATCAGCTTCAGCTAAGTTCATTTGTGACATAAGCACAGCATTTTGAATAGTAGCTTGTTGTCTATTATTTGCTTCAGTTAATCCTACAGTTTGTAA